TAGGCACGTGGCAGTAACACAGTCAAGCGCCCACCTCTGCACGTAGACATTAGGGCAACTATGAATGGCAACGCGCCCTTCGCCTTCGCAGTGCTCGCAGTGCGGGTTGTCGCCGCCACACTTCGGGCACGGGTCGATGAAGAATTGCGGTTCTTCAGTTGGTGTGTCACAACCCCAAAGCTTGCGCAGCCCAGGGTCATGGCACCGTTTGCAGTCCTGTTCGAAGCCGCTGTGCTTGGACCCGCAGGCCACCAACACAGCGGCAATCAGTTTCCCGAATCGTCTGACGATAGGCGGTTGAACTTCAGCACGGCTTCCGCCACGTCGTTCACCATGTTCAGCGGCAGTGCTTCGTAGCTCAACTCCGACAATGCCGAGCGGACCGTGACGCCGCTGATCATCTTGCCGTCAGCTTCGTCAAGCGCCGACGCAATGACGTTGCCTTCGCTGTCTGCGAAGTCACGCCAGCCAGCGCAGCCAGCGCGAACAACTAGCTCAATTACGTCTGCTTGGTTCATCCCTTCCATGCGCAGCATGACGCGGTGCGGCAGCGTGCGAATCAGGAAGGTGGTTTGGTCAACCACCAGTTCTTTGACGGTTGAAAGGTTGCGGGCTACGACCATGGGTTTGCTCTTTGACTACAGCTGACTGATAAACACGTCGTCATCACCCGACTCTGCGATGCGCCTTGGCTTCAAGGTCACATCGAAGGTGCCGATTCCATCGGCATCACCAAGGCTGACTTCCGTCACTTGGCAGTTGGGCGCAACAAGTGACATGATGTTGCCAGCAACCGAGCCAAGAAGGAAGCCCACGCGCACAACAGTGCCCGCGTCGCGCAACGCTTCCCAATCCATCGTGCCGTGCGTCATGTCCACCGTGACCGTGAAACTGCTGTCGCGGTCAGTGATGTTGCTGCCGGTCGAACCGCCTGCACGGTTGGCGTCAAGGTTCGGCGATACGGTGCCAGCGTTGTCGAACGAAACAGACTTGGTTTGCAGCGCACGCTGATCAGCCCCGGTGCCGTAGATGCAGAATGCACCCAGCAGCCGCGGTGCCCGCACGGAACTCAGGCCACTGGTCACGATCGCTGGCGCATCAGCGTCAGTTCCCACGTCACCCGTGAATGTCCACGTGATCGTTATCGGCGCGCCAACATCACCTTGCATCGTGAACGTGCCACGCGAACCGTTCAAGGCGCGGTTGCGCCCGTCGAAGTTGTGCTGCATCGCAATCGAAGGCGTGCGGCTCATGGCAACAGTGGTGATGGCTGCGGTGTTCGTGCCGTCGCTCAGTTCGTGCGTGTCGAGCATCTCGCCCCACAGCAGCGTCACGTCAAAGTCTCGGTCAGTGGTGTTCACCGTGATGATCTGAACCGAACCGACGATGTCACCGCCAGCGTTCCAGACTTCCAGCACGTCACCAGCATCAGCCGAAGTTGGGCCAGCAGACCACAACGCGTTGGTCACGTTCACCAACTTTTCCGATGTCGGGATGTAGCTATGCGCAGTGGTCTGCGCAGCAGCTGCTGACATCGTCGAAACAGATGCACTGGCATCACCAGTCGTTGACGCTGCCGTGAACGTGCCAACCAGTTCGCCAACAACGATGTAGTCACCTGATGCAGATGCGGTCGCCTTCGGGACGTTGGCGCTGGTGAAGCAGCCGATCACCACGCCGATGATTGCGCCGCCGCTCTGCGTGACCTTCTCACCAAGCTGGAAGCCTTGGAAAGTCACCGCGCCGCAAGTCAGCTTCTTCGTGGTCGTGGTCTTGTAGCCACACGCTGGCAAGAACTTGTTGAAGTCTGGCACGCCTGTGCCGCCACTGCCGCGCAGGTCGCTGGTGAACGTGACTTCACGCGTCTTGCGCCCGATCGGCACGAAGTCGCGTGACAGGCTAGCACCGGCTGGCACACGGTCCTGAAGGTCAACGCTGTCACTCAGCGAAGGATCGTAGACTTGCACGGCGTGCGTGCTGTCAAACGTTGCTGGCGGGCCACCGCCCTCGGTGACTTCTGTCTGTGCTAGCAGCTGTTGCTTGCGGGTGATGGGCATCTTTTACCTGTTCGGTTAGGGAATGAATGCCAGCACTTGTTCGATCTCACCCGTCACGCTGGCACTGCGGGGAGTTGTCCACTGGACTGAAGGGGCTGTGATCCACTGGAACGTGCGCAAGCCATCACCTTGCGGCGGCAGCCATTTGAACGTTCCGTGAAAGTGTTGGTCGTAGTGCTGCCAAATTGCGTCCACCTGTTCGGGTGTTGCGAACTGCCAAGTCAGCAGCCAAAGCATCGGCTTCAGTTCGTCGTCAACCTGATCAGTCAGGTGAAGGTCACCGATTCGGCCAGTGCTCAAGCCAAGCCCTCTGCGCGTTGCGTAGTTGGCTGGCATCACCAATCCGGTGCTGGGGACCGTCATTGACTACACCGATTTATTGGCTGTTGCGTGATCTCATCTTCACCGCCAGTCGTGGCGGGCGCGCTGATGCAAAACGTCGGGAAGGGAGCAAACGGCAGTGAAACGTCAGAAGGTCGGTTTGCATGCCGTTCGCGGCACTTGGGTGTGTGCGCCTGGTTGCGCGTGTCTGCTCGAGCTCGAGCACACCGCAGCGAGAAGACAACCGAAGCGTTGCAAGTGTAATTCATCAAGCCCCCGGATTTTGGTAGTCGTGCCGGTAGCTGAACTCGATGAACAGCCGGGCTTCAAGTTCGTTGGCTTCGGTCGGGTCTTCGACAACGTGGCCGGTCATGGCAACGTCAGTGAAGTCTGGCACCGTGCCCCACTGGTCAGGGGTGTGAACTACCTTCTGCACCTCGGTCAGCATGCGGTCAATGTAGCGATACGGGTTCGCGCTGCCCGCTGTGCCGTCACCGTCAAGGGTGTCGTCAGCGTCTTCAACGCGAACGATCACCATCACTTCAACGCGGAAGCTTGCGTTGTAGCTGTTGGTGTTCGCCAACTGCATTTCCTCGCCTTCCGGGTAGGCAATGCACATCACTGCTTGGTCAACCTGGTTGGTGATGTTACGCAGCACGCAGCCAACGTCAGTGATGGCATCGACACGTGCCACCAGTTCATTCAGCAGTTGATAGCGGATGCTCGTCATTAGGGCTTGCCTCGTTCCATGTCACTCATCATCGCGTCAGTTGCCTTGCGCCACTGAAGCTTGCGAACTGCTGCCAGCTGTTCCCACGTCTTGTAGAACTTCAGCGTTGGCTTGTTGGTCACCTTCGGCGTCAGCACGAAGCGAAGCCGCCACTTCTTCTTGCGCTTGCCGGTTTCTTCAAACACCAGTTTGCCCTGACCGCTGCGGCGGTTCAGGATGCGCAGCTTCTTGTTCGGATACTTCCGACGCCACACCGCTAGGTTGCCCGGTCGCGTCTTGACCGGGATTGGCATCAGCTTGCCGCCGCTCGACTTGGTCACGCCGCCGAACTCAAGCACCTTTAGCACGATGCTGCCCGTGCGAATCTCGCCACCAAGCTTCGCCAGTTCGGTGACTGCTTCGCGCTGCGTCGATGCGCTGCGCTTCTTCGTCATCTCGTAGTGAACTGACCGCTTCGTGATTGGTGCTTCTTCGGCAACCTTGAAAACCTTGATGCCTCGACCGGTTGATCCGTCCTTCTTCTTGCCGCTGCGCCCGAACTTGTTTCCCTTCACGCGCAGCCAGCTGGTGCGGTGGCTCAAGAACGACGTGAACAGATATTCACGCATGTGCTTGAACATCGCCCGTGGCGAGTTGCGCAGCACGTCCTCCAGTCCCTTGAAGTCAACGGCTAGCTTGATTGGCCCACCCGTCATGTCTGCACCTCGACAAGCACCCCGCCTTCGTCCTGGCTCACAATGCGCGTGATCCGGGCTATGGTTGGAGTGTCGCCGAGGCGCATCGCTAGACGGATGGCGTGGCCCGGCGCAACGGCAGCGGGCAGGCTGGCAGTCGGGATGAACACCATTGCAGCGAACCGAACGAACCGTGAAGACGATTCGCCCGGCTCAACGTCCAGACGGTCAACCACCACATTCACGCTGACTTCAGCATCGCCAATGATGTAGTCAACCGCTTCACCGTGGTGATCAACGCGGGTCAGCGCGCCAGCTGCGTGGCGTGCCATCATCTGGCGAAGAGTCACTTGCTGCGCCTCGCCTTGGCGGGTTTCGCCTTGGGCATGTCGGGCGCAGCAGGTGGTTCGGTGACCGCGTTGCCTAGCACTGCATCAGTGTGTTGCAGTGCCTGCGCCAGCACGACGGGCTGAACCGTAGGTTCAACCACGCCAAGCAGCACACCTTCACGCGACACCAATTCGAAGCGCATTAGGCCAACAGGTGCGCAAGCGCGGTGTTGAAGTAGACAAGCACTTGTTCGGTGTTGCCACCGGACACAACAGCGTCATCACAGTTCACGATCACGCCAACCTTGCTGTTGTCGGTCGCGGTCGTGGTGAAGCTGTTGCCGTCGATCGTGTAGACCGGCAAGCCAACATCGTCGTGCGTGAATGCAGCGCCGTTCGCAACGTCAAGATGCACGAAGCCTTCGATGGCAAGGTCAGCTTCCACTGCACGTGCGACACCTAGGCCGGGCAACACGTTCGTGCGGTTGTCCACGTAGGACACTGCGAAGCCGCAGAAGTCACCAGCTGCTGCGGTTGAATTGACAATGCCGGTGGCACTGGTACACATGCACTGGCCCGTGAAGACCTCAAGGTTGGCGGCAACGTCGAACGCCGACTTGCGGTATTCGCCTTGGTACTTGCGACCAAGGTTCGCGGTAAGAGCGGTCATGGTTTGGATTCCTGATTTGGGTTGGTTGGGGGTGGGGCACGCCAACGTGGCGCGCCCCGATGTTGGCTACGGTGTAGCGAACACGCTCTTGCTGGCAAGCTCGAATCGACCAAGCGCCGACTGCGCAATGCGCTTGGCACCAAAGCTGATCTCGTCGCGCCAGAACGCGTTGTCACTGTCCAAGCCAAGCGTCTTGAACGCTTCACCCGCAAGTTCTTCTTCCTGCCAGATGCACGCCTTGATGTTGGCGTCAGTGCGGAACATGTAGAAGTGATCCGTTGCGGCAAGGCGCGGGTTCACGACGACTTCGATGTTCATGCCGGTGTTCAGCAACGTGTTGCTGACACCAGCCGACGTGAACACATCCTTCAACGCAGCCACGGCAACTTGCCAAAGCGTGGTTGGGACCATCACCAAGAAGTTCGAAGCGAACTCATTCGAGGGGTCACCCGTGTCATCCATGTTGGCAAGCATGCCCTGCACCGATTGCAGGATTGCTGTGCTCATCTCTGCACTCGTGACCGTGCCAGCAACACCAGCGCGTACCGGGGCAAGCAGGTTGTTCACCGTGCCGACGCTGTGCGACGTGGCGAAGAAGTTGGTGCCATCGTAGGCAGTCGGGTTGGCTGCAAGCAGCGTGCTGAACAGGCGCTGTGGCAGCGTGGCTGCCTTCGTGCCCATCTCGCCAACGCGCTGCATGATCTGGCCCGTCTTGTCGCGGCGAATGTCGTCAACGTCAAAGCTCAACGTGGCGTCGAACTTGTCGCTGACCACCGTCAGATCGTAGTCACCGAGCGCATCACGGACGCGTTCACCGCGCCACTGTGACATCGCGGGTGCGCCGCCAAGCCACTTGTGGATTTCATACGGCTGGTCGGTGGTGAACATGTTGGCGATCTTGGGAACCCAAGATGCCGCCTGCGTTTCTTCAAGGCGCAGGAAGTATTGGCCCTTAACAGACCGAAGCGAAAACGACGCGAATTGACCGGCCATGCTTAGTTCCCCTTCTTGAAGTTCGATTCACTGCCGAAGTCACGGCAGCGGTGCTTGTTGTTGTTGTATGCAAGCCACCGGGCTTCGTTGCCTTCGAACTCCGCTTGAAGCGCGGCAGACGCTGCCCACTCCTTTTGCCACTTCACCAAGCCATCAGGCTCGGCAGCAAGCGCAAGGGCTTCAGCTTCAGCCGCACTTGGTGGTGGTTCCGGCGCAGCCATCGGCGCAGTTGCCGGGGTTGGCTTCGTCGATGGTGAAGCAACGGCTTCACGTTCGCGGCTGTCGTTCGCCAACTTCTTGGCTGCAACGATCGCGCTGTCACCAGCCTTGATGCACTCGGCAGCAAGCTTGAACTGACATTCTGAAGCAAGCTCCATGATGTCGGTGACCCGTTGAGTTTCCGCACTGCGTGCAGCCAACGCAACCGCGTCAGTATCAACCGGGGTAGCTGCGGGGGTCGCCGCAGTCGGTTCGTTTTTCGTCGTCATGGTCGAGACCTTTACAGACAATTGTGCGGTGATCGTCTCGGCTACGTCGCCAAGGCTTGCATCAGTCGCGGTATTTGGATCGCGCCCAAGCGCGCAGATTGTGACTTCACGAAGTTCGCTTGCTTCGAACACCATGGCAGGGCCGGTGATGGTCTTGCCGTTCACTTCGTGTTGAACGCCGTCTTCAAGGCGCAGCACTTTGCTTGCCGCCAAGTAGCAGCTGGCTTGCCACGGGAAGCCCTCGGCTGAATCCTTGCGCACGCCTTCAGCGTGTTCGTTGGTCAGCAGGATGCCTTCAGCCATCAAGCCTTGTTCGTCATCGACGTAAAGCTTTGTGGTGTAGCCAACGCGCTTAGAAACGTCGTGGTCAAGCAGCGCGGCAACGTGCTTGCCCTTCCATGAGACACCAGCCAAGTTGACGGCAAGCGTGCCTTCCCACCAGTCAGGCATTGGCAGCCCGCTGTTCACCTGCATCTTGAAGCGTGGCTTGCGCCCTGCTTCTTCTGGCTCACTAAGTTGCAGCGCACCTTCAGGCAGTGCCAGTCGGCAATGTGCCAGCGGTATCTTGATCGTTGCGCTCATGCTTCGTTGTCCTTCGCACCGGGTAGTGGTGGCGGTGTCACAGGAGACAGCGTTGCTGGCCTGCGCACAGGGTTGGTTGCCCAGTCCCTTTTGACATCTTCAGATACAGGCGGCAAGCCCAAAGCCTTGCGCGTGGCCTCCTCAACTTCTAGCGATGGTGACAACGTGCCGCTGCGCACGGCGCTGCCCATTGCCTCAATATGCTGCTTGGCATCTTGATCAGATCCGGCCTTCACGGCTGGCTTGGGCTTCTTCACGGGGTTGCCTTCGTCATCGGTTTCGTCATCGGTTTCGTTAGGCGCATCGTCCTCATCCTGCGCAGGAACAGCGGTTTCGGGTTCGTCTTCAACTGGCTTGGCTTCGTCAGTTTCGTCAGCATTGGGCTTTGCAGGTGAAGGTGTTGCCGTGCCGTCGCCTCCGTTCTCCACACCACCATGCTCGTTCTGCCCTGCATGCACGGCAACACCGCCAGTCAGGCTACCCGGCACCAGTCCGTACTCGATTTCTTTGGCAGCAGCGCGAGCAAGGAACTGGCCGCGCTTGTCGAGCACGTCCATTGGATCAAGCCCAGCGCGCCCAGCTTCGTGCCATGGCGTTGACAAGTTCGCGTCGATAGCTTCCTTGGCTGCCTTGATCTCTTTGACCGGGTCAACCCACCCATAGGCGGGCGGTATCCACTCGCACGCCAGCCACGGTTCGGGGTTGTCAGCGTAGCCCGCGGGTGGATCAATGCGCCCGATCTGAACACCGTGCCTGATGACGTTTCGCCACCACGGTTGATTGAAGGTGCGGTTCAGGTGGTTGCGGTCACGGTCGAAGCCGCGCTGTTCCTCCTTCAGCATGCCACGCATTGAACTGTAGTTCATGCCACCGTAGTCACGCGTCATGCGTTCGTAGCTCATGCCCTGACCGGCAGCCACTGCGCGCAGCATGCGTATGACAAAAGAATCAGCAGCGCCGGGCCTGCTCGGGTTGAACGGCACAGGTTCTTCCCCTTCGTTCAAGTATGCGATCGTGCCTGACTCAAGTTTCTCGTGGTACTGCAACCCGCTTTCACCATCGGCTTGCACCGGGTTGATGTCGGGGTCAGTCGCGCTGACTGACTTCTTGATGAACATTGCGAAGTTGCTGGCAGCGCGGGCGCCAATGATCTCCGACTTCAGGTAGTGGTGCAGGTGCTCGAGGTACTGAAACGACGAAGCGCCGTCAGGCACGCCACGTGATTGGCCCGGACGGTTCACCCGGTAGACGTGCTGCACCACAGACAACGCGCCTTCACTGGCTGGCACTTGCCCATAGACAACGTCCCTGAATAGCTCGACATCATCGGGGTGCGCGTTGGCAACCCAGTAGCTGTTGGCCCGTCCCTTCGCATCGACCACCACGCCGCTGCGCAGCTGGTTGGTGTCCTGCTTGTGATCAGGGTTGCCGATGCGGTCAGCGTCGATGACTTCGCACGCAAGCATTCGGTCACCACCAACGACTGCGTGCGTGAAGCACTCGCCATCAACCTTGCGCGTGCGCGCAACCAGTGCCTGCAAGTCGTAGAACGATCCTTTGCCGCTGGCATCTGCCTGACCGTCTGACCACTCTGCGAAGTATGTGTGGCACTGCTTGCGCCACTTCTCAACCACAGCTTCGCTTCGCCCGGTGCTTTCCTTCGTCGCGCTTGACTGCGGCTTGACACCACTGCCAATCACCGCGTCAACGTAAACCTGCACGGCTGATGACGCGTGCGCATCGTCCTGCACCTGCCTGCGCGAGCGCGCCCGGATCACTGGCAGATCGTGCAGCAGTTCAGCGTCAGGGCTGATGGTTGCTTCACCCGGCATCATCCTGTCAACCCTTGCTGCTTCGTAGGACAGAAGCGCGCAGTGCTGCATGCGACGCTTCAGCATGCTGTGCGCCATGCCCGGCGCAACGACACCAACCAGCCGGTCAAAGACTCTTGCGACCGAGCCAGCCGCACCCTTGTAAACGTTGCCCAGTATCTTCGATTGCTTGCTTGCCATTAGAACGAAACCTTGGTGTAGCGAAGCCCGCTGCTGCGCGCTGACTGTGCTGCGTAGTATTTGCGGGCCATGATCAATTCAGAGAGCGAACGTAGGGTCGTGGTCCTGCCGTTCACTGTGTAGCTGGCAACGTCGCCACCGTCTTCGATGGCTTGGTCGATTGCCGCGATGATGTCGCCGCTGGTTTCCACTGAAGCAACTACGGATGCGGAACTAGCCGCCGCCGCTTCTGCAACAACGTCAACACCTTCTTCGGCTGGTGAAGTTGTTAGCCCGCTTCCGCTGCCAGCCGCAGCACCGGAAGCAGACTGCATCGACAACAACTGCTGCGCGATGCGCGTGCCAGCGGTCAGCGTTCCTTCAAGCCCCAGATGCACCTTGTCGTACTGCAACTCCAGGTCGTCAGAACTGACCAACGCAAGGCTGGTGAACGATGATGCGGTTGCAGTCCAAAGGTCGCGAACCGCTTGCCGGTTGGCTGCTGTGCCGTGTGTCGATGTGCCGCCGTCATCAAGGTGCTTCGGTGGCATCAGCGCAACGATCGGCATCACCCAATCAGTCCGCGTGGTGAACTGGTCGCGTATGGCTTGCAGCGTCGTGGTCAAGTCACTCTGAAGCGCGGCAACGCCAACGCTGCCAGCAACGATGTCGTTGTCAGTGATGATCGTGGCGAAGCCGCGCACGTCGAGCGTTCGTTGCAGCTGGCCATAGACGCGTTCAATTGCAGCAGACCGAACCGCCAGCAAGTCATCCCAAAGACCATCAGTGACCGCAGGGTCAAACGTGCCAGCGCCAACTACGACGTTCGCAGCGTTGGTCAGTGTTGCGCCGCCCTTCGCCACTTTGATCAGTAGCACGCCATCAGTATGAACTCTGCCAAGCTCACGAAGCATCGAGGCGCTTGGGCCAGCATGTGGCGAAGACGGGTCACCGTTGGCGTTGTCGTTCGCCGATATGTCGTACAGTTCGAACTGGCCCGACTGGCTGTTGTAGACCCACTGCCCTGCACGAACTGACGTTCCCTGCGTTGCGCCAAGCAACGAAGGCTGGTTGCTTTGCAGGTAGGCTTCGAATGGGATCGTGCCCTTGCCAATGCTGTCGCCAATCAGGAAGTAGGTCGCCAGTCCGGTGCCGGGGTTCACGACGGGCACGGGCAGGTTGAAGCTTTCAACTGCCGTCGCCAGCAGCTTGCCCATGTGCAGCGTGCCGCCGACTGAGTAGCCGTCTGGTTCCTCGGTGCCGTCAGCGTTGGGTTCTGCGTTCGTCTCGCACGTTGAAGCGTCAATCAGGATCGTGATCGGTGACAGGCTGGCCACCGCCATTGACCCGTAACGCAAAGCACGACTCCATGGCGTGAAGCCATCAGCGGTAAACTTGCTTTCCGACCACATCGATTCAGGCGGATTGACGAACCAGATAGGAACGTCAGTTCCAAACTTCGTGCGCAGCAGTGCGACAACGCCAAGCATGTCTGCCGCATATGTCGCTGACTTCGTCTCGATGTCATCAACTGCGAAGTCAACGAAGATGCCCGAATACGTCGGGGTGTCACCGGCTGCTTGACCGAACTGTCCTGCTGACATCGCCAACGTTGCAGAAGCATCGAACTTAGTCCACGAAGCGCCGCCGTTGAAAGCTGCCAGCCCGCCAGTGAAGGCCATCTTCATCAGGCGGAAGTTTGGCGCTGTTGGGTAAAGCTCTGCCAGCCTGGGCATCAATTCGAGTGAAGGGCCGAAGCCGCCGATCGTGCCGGACGCGTGGTTGTCGCCGTTTCCGCCGAGCCGGTAAACTGTTCCAGGCAGCTGGCTGTTGTTGCGGATCGCTCGGTATGTTTTCCAAGCGCCAGTCCCGATGTGGCAGACGAAGTTCTCTGTTGGCGCTGTCGTCAATGCTGGCGACACAGTCACCGAAGTTGCCGTCTGTGATTGGACCACTGACGACTCACCATCCATCGAACCACCGGCACCCGATGCGTCCATGTAGAACGTCATTCCGACGTAGCTTTCAACCAGCGCGCCAAGCTTCAGCGGGATGACGGTTGACGTTGCGCCAGTGTTGATTTGAAACTGACCGTCATTGCTGCTGCCTTCGTGGTTCGGCTTGCCTGCGGTTTCGTCCCAATAAGGTTGGTAGGTGGTCGGTGAGCCAACGGGCGTGTTGTACCGTTCGCGGTCGTAGCCAAGCAGGAAGAAGCCGCCAAGGGCCGCGATGCCCGGTTCGGCCCTCGGCACACCCTCAGCGCCGTTTACCGTGTTGCTGCCGACGTAAAGGAAGGTGGGGATTGTCGCCATGCCCGGCAGTCTCGCACCGCAGCACGCGAAACACCAGCACCCGAACGGCGCTGCGCGAGCACTAAGGCTTCGGGTCGCGTGGCAGGTGCTTGCGCAGATGGTCCGGCAGCCACTGCGCCATATCGCTTCTGGTGATCTGCACCGAGCGGTAACGCTGGCCGCAGTTCTGGCACGTGTGGTAGCGCATCGTGCGGTGACGCGGTGACTTGTTCACGCTATAGGTCTTGGGCTTGAACTTGCCACAGTTGGGGCAACCGAACGGCAGGAAGGGCACCGTTGGCAGGAAGCGGTCGTCTGGTTCGTCTACCACCTGCCACCGCCAGGATTGATGCCACGGCCCTTGCCGCTGCCCATCGGCGGCGGGCGCTTGCCCTTGGCCTTCGGCGGGGTGTTGGTCTTGACGTAACCAGCACCGCCGCGCTTGTCACTGCGCAGCGTGTCTGCGCGAATCATCTTTGCAGCTGCTGCGTTGTAGACTGTCACGTCCCACGTTTCGTTCCGCTTGCGCCCTGGCTTCAGCACCCAGCGCCGTTTGACTTTGCCACCGCTGCGCTCTGCAACCTTGTGTTCCGCACTCATCTGGTTCAGCCAGTGTGGTTCAAGATCGCACGGCAGGTGCAGCAAGCCGACTGGTGTTTCGGGCGGGTCGATTGCCAAGCGCAGCCGGTGCGCCACCAGATCCTTGAACATGCCAACGTTGATCGTCCACACGGTCATGCTGTGCGGCAGCACCCTGCCCGTCTTCGGGTGCTTGTCGATCTTCACCGTGCTGAACGGCACTGGCGTGTTGCGCTCAACGCCAGCGATCATGCGGGCAATGGTCTTGTTGCGGCGGCAGAAGTCCATGACTTCGTCACGCCGGTAGCGACTATCAACCACACAGATGCGGGGCATCAGTTGTTCAGTGCCCCATGGTCGCATCACCTCGGCTTCCAGTTGGTCGAAGTCTTCGCAACGGCCCTGTGCAATCACCCATCCTTCTTCGTCCAGCCCCCAGCCCATCACCTGCCACACGACGTAGTCAACCTGCACGTCAACTGCGGCGGTGATTACCAGCACCTGCTTCGGCACGTCGTACTGTTTCCGGTCAGGGTCGATGCACGCTTCGATTGCTTCTTCGCTGGTGGTGCCAACGCGTTCTTCCCACACCTCTGCCAACCAACTGTTGGTGAAGTTCATCAGCAGCGCGGGTTCGTCCTTCGCATCAAGGAAGGCTGCTACGATCTTCCAGAACGTGACCCATGGCGAGTAGGCAGCCCAGATGTGGTAGCTGCGGTGCTCGTTGCGGTCAGCATCCTGCAACCCGCCAAGCCAGTCTGCCATCACCACGCCTTCGGGCAACCACACACCTGCAAGCAGCATGTCGCGCTTGTGAACGTCGTCGATGCGTTCGAAGCACTTGCGGCACACGTACCACGCGCAGCGCAGCTTGCGCATGTCGTTGCCCGTTGTGACGCTCGACTTGTCCCACGTGATGCGTGACCATTCGAACGGCTGCCACTCTTCACAGTGCGGGCACGGCACGTTGAACTTGCGCTGGTCGCCCTTCGCATGCTCGCTGTGAATCAGACCTTCACGCGTGGTTGGTGTGCTCGCCACCATCATCACGTAATCGTGGTAGGTGCGCGTTCTTTCACGCACCAGTGCAACGGGTGAAGCTTCCTTGCCAGTCCACTGCGGGAACTTGTCAACCTCATCACACAGCACCAAGCGCACCGGCACTGACGCAAGGTCAGTGGCTGAACCTGCGCTGCGCATGTAGATCACTGAACGCTTGAACACGATTTCCTTGTTCTTCACGTCGTGTGCGCGGTCAGTCAGTTCGTCTGAAAGCGCCGGGCTTGACATCACCATTGGAATGATGCGCCGTTCACCGGCAAGCCGTGCAGCGTCACGGTTGGGCAGAACGAACATTGTCGGGCTTGGCTTCTGATGGATGTAGAAGCCAGCAACGTTCGACATCGCTTCTGACTTGCCAACCTGCGTGCTGCACATCAGCGCCACGTCATGCACCCAAGGAAGGTTGGCACTGTCCATCCACTCACGCGCATAGGGGCAGCGGTCAGTTTGCCATGGCCCCGGCTCACTGGCGAACAGCGGTTCAAGCACCCGGTTCTCATCAGCCCATTGGCTCACCGTCATGCGCTTCGGCTGCCGCCAGTTGCGCAGCACTTCCGGGTCAAGCGCAAGCTTCGGCTGCGGGCGGAAGTCGCCTCTTGGTGGTCTACGGTTCACCATGTGTTTGCTCCATGCCTTGCGCGAACGCTGCGCAGATGCTGTCAACTTCGGCTTGCAGTTCCTCGGCGACGACGTGGCCGGGCACGTTCTCAAGTCTCGACTGCATCTTGCTGACCATAGCGTTCATGCGCGAGCGCACAGTCAGGATGGCACGGCTAGCGAACTCGACAACTTCCTTGCGCGACACCAGCGCACGCGTGGCTTCACCAACGCGCAGCTTCGCTTCTGCTGCACGCCACTTTGCCAACTCTGTCTTGTGCCCCTGGCTTTCCTTTCCTTCACGCGTGCGCGCCTCCTGCGCCTGCCGCTCGTTCCAGTTGCCGACGTTGGCCTTGCGCCACTGGTGGAACTTCGCCACCCACGTTTCCACCTTCGAACCACGCGCTGGTGACGGCGCACCGGCTTTGAAGTTGGCCCGCAATGTGGGCACGCTGACGCCCACTAAAGCTGCCAGTTCGTCAAGGGGTTTTGCAAACTTAGATGGGCGCATGACTTACGGAAGCAGCAGGGCCATTTTCAAGAATCCAAGTTTCGTATTGTTCGTTGTGGTCCGCTAA